ATGACTGTCTTTCAAATCTCGTCCATGTCAGTAAGGTGGGGTGGTGCCGTAGTGGCGTACTCCGCTATGGGCTTTGCACTGCCATTAGAAAGCCTCTTTATGGGTATTGTAGTTATTTCTGCAGCGATTGCAGCCTCCATCATGCTGGAAGCAAATCGGCAGATCCAGCGAGGCATCATCTACTCCTAAGAGAACTATAAAGAAACGCCAGATATCGGTGCAGTCTGTTAGTTTATAGAACTATTATCACTTACTGTGACTGTAACGGCTGTCTCTACTTCGATCCCCGACCGAGGCAACGACGACGTCGGGATCCGGGACAGCCAGCGCCTTCTCCTACCATGTCCACCACAGCCCACACCGTCGACGATGACCCCGGCGAGCAGCCGCCCCGATCGTTCGAACACGCACTGCGCTTGCTGATTCCATCCGATCACGTCGACGTGATCGAGGAGGTCTGAGGACGATGCCTGAACAACTCCCCGGAAGTCGCCGACGAACCGCCCGCTGCTCGACTCGTCTACCTCGCCCTCGAGGGAAGCGTCCTCGACCAGCACGACCTCGCCGACCGGACTGGGCTGACAACCCGCCGGATCCGCGAGGTTGCGAGTACGCTCGACGAGAAAGGACATGATCGCGTCGTATCGTCACCCGTCGGACGCCCGTCGAAACATCTATTTCGACCCCGAGGCGTTCGACGCGATTGAGGCCCACCAGCGCTATACCAGTAGTCAATAACTTGGTTTCTTTATTTAGGAGTAGATTATGAAACTTATGTTCAGTATGGGGGGACACACTTCGGTCAGTGCAAAACGAGACCAGTCGCCACAGAGAAGCGGTTCCAAATCAGAGTATATTGAAATACTGCAATGATGCGATAACCACAATTGCTAAAACCAGTATCAAAAGCTGTATCTTTGGATCAACGTCCTTGCGAATTCGAAAGCCCCAATCCATGATTCCAACAATTAAATAATTCCACTCCATCTACATGAATCTTGGGCGGGCGTCATGCACAAGGTAAGCATCTGCAGTTACCGAAGGACGTAATCCAGCTTCAATCCTGCCTCTGAAGAAAGCGACTCCGCTACCATCCACTGATATAGTCAAACAATCGGAAAAGTAACGTTCGTTGTCTACTCTTTATGCCCGACTGTCGATATACCTGATAACAACGCGTTTCTCCTGGGGTCGTTGGTAGCGGCCCGGGGCCCCAGAGCTATGTCTGTCCACACATCCACCCCACCCCAGAGCGTCGAGTGCGGACAGTGCGGTGATCAGTTCCTCTCCCCGCCACCTGCGGGCTCGTTCTGTTCGCCGAAATGCCACACCGAACACCGCCGCGAGAAGCTCGCAGACGACTTCTTCGAGACGCTCGAGCACGATCATCGATTCTGCTCGACGTGTGGGCGTCAGACCAAGGAGATCGAAAAGCCCCCCGGAACGCAACTCCGCGGGAAGTCGATCACCGACGCGGCGATCGGCTGGGAACACGTCACCGAGCACGGCGAGTTCGGCGTGAAATCGAGCGTCGTCCAGGACGACGATGACGATGAGCCCGACGTTCCCGATCTCGACTTCGAGGACGGTCACGATCCGGTCTACGTCTTCGAACTCGGCGACGAAACCCACAACGTCGGCACCTACCGCGACTTCCGGAACCCCCTCGAGCCGTCGATCCGAGCTGACGAACCAGTCCCGACGGGCACGATCTGTCGGTGCGGGCAGACTGATCACAAGCACGAGTCCGGAAACTCTCCGCAAACGGCTCCCGTTCACCACTGCCCACTACCTGACACTCGCTGTCGATACCCTCCGCGCCGAGGAGAAGACCGACATCCGAGTCGATCGGGAGCAGCTGTTCGACACTGTCCTCGAGGGCGCGTCGACCCGGGAGGCGTTCGCCTCGGCGGTGGTCCTCTGATGACGGTCCAGCCGATCGAGGGGCTGCCGGTGGAGATCCGCTTCGCCGGCCGTCGCCTCGGGGGCGTCGTCGACGAAGTCCGCTGGACGCCCACCTGGGGCGAGCCCCGTTCGGAGATCGTCGTCGACGCCGACGGCACGACGATCACCACCGGGCGGGCGAACGTCCGACCAATCAGTCACTGATTCACTATGGAACCGCCCCTGCCCCGACGCACCGATCGACCCCATCGCCCGTACAACCCTCTACGATGTCGGCGAGGGCGAGACCGCGACTGGGAGAGTCCACCGGTACGAGGGACTGAACCTCATCTCGGGCGGCCCCACCATCACGCGTCCAGCCGGACGGTCACGTCGGATCGGTCGGCACGATCCGCCCGGACGACGTACGGCGACGTCCTGTCGCTCTTCGGTCGCCGACGTTGGCGAGTCCGTCCAGATGTGGCGCGTTTCGAGGAGGACGAACTCATCGAATGCCATCCCGTTGGTCACCACCGACGAATCGAAACGACGGAGATGATCGCCGGTCGTTCCCGATCGATCCCGCTCGGTCTGTCGTCTGGATGTCGTCGACCGGTCACCGGAGGGGGCCTCGGGGCAACGCCGGGGTCGGCTACGGGACCCCTCGCCGCCCGTCACTCGCTTCGGGGCGGCTGGTCACCGCGACTGTTAGAGATCCCACGGCTACGAGGGACCCGGCGCCGGGATTCGGCAAAAGCCTCGCAGACGCGACCCGGCGCACCCGTTTTCATACTGATCCACCATGATCACCGCACTCCCAGACGACGTCGTCTTCCTCGCCGGCGTCGCCATCGTGTCGCTCTCACTACTCGCTCGGCTCTACGCTGGCGAGCACGTCTTCAACGACCGGGCCCGTTTCTGGGGCCCGCTTCGGCGACACGCGATCCCGCTCTTGCACCGACTGTTCCAACGACACGACGAGGACCTCTACGCCGAGACCGAGATCGGCACCAACCAGGTCGTCGATACCGTCGATCGGTCACCGGAAGCTATCCCTCGAGGACCTCGCCGACGCTGGCTACGAACCCCAACCGCTGGCAAGCTTCGCCCGTGACTGGCTCGATCGACCGGAGGTAGCCAGCTGGGCGCGCTACGAGGGACCGGCCCCGTTCCACGGTGCGCCGCACTTCCTTCGTCCACGGCAGGTCCACGTCCGACTGTTCGAGACCGACGAGGGCACCATGATCACCGCCCACGAGGAGGCGACGTCGTGGCGTCCCGACCAGTGGCGCGATCACTACCGCGGCGAGACGATGGACGTCGAGACCGGCGTCGTCATGGTGGCGTTCGATCTCGACCTGAACCACGCCATCGAGCGCGGAGATCGCCGACCCGATCGAGGCCTGATAGATGCCATGTCGACGAAACCAAAGAAATCCGATCCGCTGGACCGCGCGAGAATCGAACTCATCTGCCTGGGGAGAACACTGATGCCCGACGACGAAACTCTCGAACGGACGATTGGCACGCTCGCCCTGTTCGTCGTCTGGGCAGCGATCGTCCTCGGCCGATGTTCACCGGCGCCGACCCGGCGCGCTACGAGATCGTCATCGGGACGACCGCGATCGTGTTCACCGTTCTCCGGAAGATGTGGGACTTCGAAGTCAAGCGAGCGCTCAACGCGGACGCTCACCGACGGCGGCCAGTTCTGGAGGACACCGAGGACGACTGACTATGACCTATCACTACGAGTGTGACGGATTCTGCAAACCGGGCACGATCTATGATGGACGCCCAGCGCTTACCGCAGAGTTCAACGAGCAGTTCTTTGAGTCGACGCGGATCGGTGGGCAGCTCGCACGAGCACGAGTTCGGGGCCGGCGACCTGATTACGCTCTGCTCGGAGTGTACTCGCCGGCTTTTGATTGACTTTCCATGACGGACTCGAGAGACCGCCATCGTGAACGCACGAAGAGCGCGCGGCGGTCGACGCTGTCCGGGCTGTGGCCGCTCGTTTGAGATGGCCACTCGAGTGGACGTCCACCATCGCGACCAGGACGAACGGAACGGTCATCCGTCGAACCTCCGGAAGCGCTGCGAGAAGTGCCATCTCGAGGGCGAGCACGATCGCCCCGACGACGTCGAAGTCGAAGACCCCGTCCGGACTCTCTCGACGAGGACCTCGCGGCGTGAGCCGGAGCGGACCGCCGCGATGAACTCACCACTGACACTCCACCCCGCAACGAATCACCAATGACAGACAACGAAGACCTCGAGAGTACGAGATCTCGAGCGACCCACTCGAGATGAGAGTGGCCATGCGATCCATCCGGAACGAGGCCACCGTATCTGCGGCGCCGTCAAGTCGGACCGGACGACCCCGACCGAGCACGGCCGCGAACGCGACGACTCCCCTACTGCACTGCCTGCTGGCGGCCGGCGTGGGATGGACCGATCCATCGGAAGGCACCTGCAGTAAACATCCAGTGACGACAACAGTGGGGCGAGTCCAACCCAAACCACAGCACGGTGGCTACTCCGAGTTCCAGGACTTCATGCAGGAGGGCCTGACCGAGGACGAGGCCGCGGCAATCGAGGCGCTGGACCTCGAGGAGCACGGCGACGACTTCGCGGCGGACGTCGTCAAGGAAGCGTACGCGAAGTACCTTCGGACGGCTGACGATCGCTTCCTCCGCGAGGCCCGTCAGTGGGCCGCGGACTTCGGCGTGATCGAGAAGCCCGCCGACAAGCTCGAGGCGACGGTCGATGCCGATGTCGACCAGACGACCACGCAGGAACTCGGCGAGGACGAGAAAGAGATCGCTCGAGAGCTGATCCGGCAGAAACAGCAGCACTCTGCAGGAGGCGACGATACCGATGAGTAGCCTCCTCGACGCCGACGACGTCGACGGCAGCGCCGAGCAACTCCTCGAGCTCGTCTCCGACCCGGAGACCAAACGTGATCTCCTCAACCCGTTCGAGACGGGCGACTGGATCACGTACGCGAACGAGCTCACTCGGAACTACATGGCCGAGGAGATGGAGGACGACCAGTACTACCTCCTCGGCGACCATCACGAGCGCTGGCTCGAGGGCTTCGATGGCGGCGATCGCGTCCTGCTCTGTCATCGCGACGGGCTGAAGACGACGATCACGCTGGCGTACCTCATCGCCTCGCTCGAGTACAAGGACGGCTTCCGAGCGGTCTGGGCGATGAACAACCAGGGCTCGGTCAAGAAGAAAGCCGACACCGAGTTCTGGAAGTTCGTCGAACGCAACGAGTGGCTGACGAACCTGAACGGGCCGCGAAAGAAGGACACGATCGAGGCGAAGGTGGGCCCACGGTTCGATGCTCAACGCCGGCTGGCTCTTCGGCGGGATCGAGGGCGATCGCGCCCACCTACTCGTTCTGGACGACATCATCAAGGAGAAGGAGACGGGGACACCGAGGACGTTCTCGACTGGATCCAGGCCGTCTCCGTCCCGATGGTCAAGGAGGGTGGTCGGACCGTCATGATCGGGACCGGAAGCGACCGGCCGATATCTACAACGACTATCGGTCGCTCGAGGGCTACGAGTTCGACGAGTATCCCGCGATCCTCGACTTCTGGGATCAGCAGTTCGGCGCCGACGACGATTGGCAGGATCGCCGGCCTGATCCCGAGCTCTACACCGAGGTCGCTGATCCGTGGAACGAAGGCGAGACACTCCAGGTACTCTGGCCCGAGGCTCGAGGCCCACAGTGGCTCGAGAACAAACGGTCGCAGATGGCCGACCACCGCTTCTGGCGAGAGTACTGCCTCGTCATCATGGGCTCGAGCGGGAACCTGATCGAGGCGACCGACGTTCGGAAGCCGGCCGCGGAGGGCGGCTGCTCGATCGACGATCGTGACCCGCCGCCGAAGTACCGCGCTGGTCCGGGCGAGGCGATCATCCTGGGCCACGACCCAGCGAACTCGCCGACCGGCGACGACGCTGCCTTCTCGGTCTGGCTCCTGCAGCGCGACGGTCGACGTCGTCTTCTGGACGCCCACGCCGAGGCGGGGATGAAACCCAGCGAGGTGAAGAACCAACTCCTCGAGTTCGACCGGCGGTACGACCCCGCGCTGATCGTGATCGAGGATAACGGGATGCAGTCCTACGTCGCCGAGGACGCGATCGAGTTCGACGCCCAACTGGCCGCGAAGGTGACCGGGCTGACGACATCCGGGCAGAAACACAGCTGGGAGAACGGCATCCCGCGCATCCGGACGCTCGTCGATAACGGCTACATCCTCTTCCACCGCGGCCACCGGCCGACCGAGGACTTCATCACCGCGATGCAGTCCCTCGAGCGTCGCGACGGGAAGCTCCACGGTCACACGCCGGACCTCATCGCGTCGTGGTACATGGCCGAGAAGGGTTCCGGAAACTCGAGTCGATGGGCGCGCTCGACGACGTCGACGATCGCGACGCCGGCGACGAAGATGAGGGCGGCTCGGACGGTGGCAGCGGCGTCAGTTACCTCTAACTCACCAGACAAAACATGAAGGAGATAATACCGAAGACAGTCAGACCAAAGAGCATCGACACCGACCAACTCATTGATCGACTCGATGAACTGGGTAATGTAGCCGAAGAACTCGAGGATATCAACCACGCGATCCGGGACCTCACAGACCGGGTTGAACGCGTTGAAGACGAAGCTGGGATCGATCACCAGCAACGAGCTCGACGAGCTGGCGAAAGAGACAGCGAACTCGATTGGCGAACAGCTTCTTCCATCGGAACCAGATGAGCCGCCGACTATCAGTATTCGGAACACACTCTACTCGAGCGATTTCACCCTGATTGGCCGGGACTGGGACACATTCGAACTCGAGGGTGTTGAGAGCGAGCCGGACATCCATCTCAAGCTGACCCAGCCACGAACTGACGATGAGTAGCTTTCAGTACCTCGGCATGGACATGGATGTCTGGGACTTCAAGACTACGGCAATTTCCTGATGGTTATTGGAAAGGTTGACGACCGGGTTGTCTCGTTCGAATGCCGGCACGGCCCAAATTTCCTTGACGGACTCCCCCCACACCGAGGAGGGTTCGGTAGCGATGAGTAACTCCGAAGACGACCAATCGTCCGAGATCTCACTTTCAGTATCGACCCTCGGCAACGGGGAGACGATGGAGAAGGCCCGCGAGACGACGCAACTCGATGAGCGCCGGATCGCGATCGACGCCGGCCTCGGGATCCAGCCGCCGTACAACCCGGAGACGCTGGCTGCCTTCCAAGAGATCAACGAGACCCACCAGGCTTGCGTTCGGAAGAAGTCTCGGTACGAGGTCGGCTATGGCTTCGATATCGTGCCCCACCCGCAGGCAGATGACCCGGATCCAGATGGCGAGGATCACGATGCCGTCGAGACGCTCTGGCACGGAGCCACCTCGAGCTGGCAGATCGGGCCCCAGGGGACAGCCGCATCGACGCCGGAGGAAGTCCTCGAACTCGCTCGACAGGACTACCACGGGGTCGGCTGGGCTGCACTCGAGATCCTCGCCGAGGGCGACGGCACGCCGATCGGGTTGGCACACGTCCCGGCAACGACGGTCCGGGTGCGGAAGACGACGAAGAAGATCGAGACCGAGGACGGGGAAGAGAAGGAGGTCATCCAGAGCGGCCACGGCTACCTCCAAGTCCGCCAGGGCCGCCGACGCTACTTCGGTGAGGCTGGCGACCGCTACGGCGACGATCCGATCTTCGTCGACAGGGAGACCGGGAAGACTGCCTCGAGCGCAAAAGAACTCAAGAACGATCCCGCGAATGAACTCATCTTCATCCCGAACCCGTCGCCGCTGTCGCTGTACTACGGGATCCCCGACTGGGTCGCGGCCATGCAGACGATGGGGGCCGACCAGGCGGCGAAGGAGTGGAACCACGACCTCTTCGACCACCACGGCATCCCCTACTACGTCGTGAAGGTCACAGGTGGGACGCTCACGGAGGACTCGAAGGACGAACTCCGGGACCTGATGGACAACCTGAAGGGAACCCGCTACCGGACGGCGATCCTCGAGGTCGAGGAGTTCGAGCAGAAAACGGACCTGAACGACGAGGACGGCAACGACGTCGAGATCGAACTGGAGCCGGTCGGCTCTCGCGACGATCTCGACATGGAGTTCCAGAAGTTCCGTGAACGCAACGAACACGAGATCGCGAAGGTTCACGAGGTGCCGCCGATCCTGATCAACGTCACGGACACCTCGAACCGGTCGAACTCGAAAGAGCAGGTCCGCGAGTTCGCCGAGGACGTCATCGCACCCGAGCAGAAAAAGTTCGAGGCCCGTCTCTACAAGATCCTCCACCAGACCGCACTCGGCGTCGACGACTGGACGATCCAGTTCGAACTCCGTGGCGCTGACCGACCCGAGAAGAACGCTCGAGTGGCCCGGAACCGCGTCGACGCTGCGGGCCGGGCGGTCACGATCGACGAGGCTCGAGAGGCCGCTGGCTGGGATCCGCTGCCCGACGACCATCCCACTGACGGCAACACCCTGCTCGCGGAACCCGGCGGCCGTCAGGGGCCGCCTGGGGTAGACGAACCATCGCTCGAGGACCAACTCCCGCCAGAGGAGAACAAGATCGGCGAGCGCGACTGGACCGATGTCGAGGCTGACCTGGACGTCGTCGACGGCGTCGCGACAAAGGACCCGCTCGAACAAACGCAGTTCAGCAGCTCGAATCTGAATGAGGGGCTCTACGACTTTGGGGAGCGGGAACTCTATCTGTCGTTCAAGCGTGACGAGGGCCAGAACTCCCAGTACGTCTACGTTGATGTCCCGGCAGCCGTCTGGGAGGCGCTCACCAGCGCCTCGAGTCACGGCAGCTACCACTACGACAACATCCGCCTCGAGTACGGCTATCTCGAGATCACGAACAACCACGATCGTCTCCCGGAGGGCAAGTCCCGGATCGGGGACATCCCCGACGACATCCCACTGTAGCAGCTGACGCGAACTGCTGATGCCGATGACCGTGAGCACGGGAGCTCCCCGACTCCCCGTGCGAGCGAGGCCCGACCGGGACATTCTCACGATGACCAACAGCGACAAACAGCGGGCGAAGCGTGGCGTCCTCTCCACCGGTCGAGCCCGGAAACTCGAGGACGCCGACGCGGACGCCGACGACGATGACGAACAGGAGGACTGACACATGACGGACAAGAAGGACGAACAGCTCACCAAGCGCGTCGACTTCGTCGCGAAGGACGACGACGAGCAGATCGCCACCGGCATCGTGATGGTGCCGGACAAGGTCGACCTGCAGTTCGACTTCGCCCGCGAGGACACCATTCGCGGGTTCGCCGACCAGTTCGGCGACTTCATGGAGGTCGGGCAGGCCGACGGCGGCCTCATGCACGCCGTCTGGCCCTCCGACTGGATGGAACTCGAGCGGAACGAGGTCCTCGACGAAGCGACCGAGATCGGCGGCAAGGAGGCCCCGGCCGGCGCGTGGATCCAGTCGTGGAAGTTCAACGACGACGACCTCTGGCAACTCGTCAAGGACGACATCCTCGGGGCGTTCTCCATCGGCGCGATCGCGGTTCAGTGGGGCGGCCCGTACGAGCAAGAGGAGCTCGAGGACGTCGACGTCCCCGACGAGATCGATGAAGAGGAACTCGTCTGGGAATTGGCCGGCGGCACCATCCGCGAGGTCTCGAGCGTCGACATCCCTGCCGTCCCCGACGCGCAAGTCCTCGAGACGAAGGCTGAGGCCGAGAAGCGGCAGCCGATCACCTCGGCAACCGCGATGGGTTCGTCGAGGAAGCCCTCGAACGCAATCCAGACTGGTCGGAAGACGACGCCGATCAGCTCTGGGAGACCCTCAACAGTGCGATCGACGTTGAGGGGTCGGGCGAGCCAGGGAAGCAGTCCTTTTCGAGCGGATCGGGAAGGCTGCTTTCAACGCCTTCCCAGGCGCCGGGTCCGATGACGACACTCCGACGAAGACGTCCGAGGCCCCGGACCACGGTCGCGGCGCCGAGAAAGATGCAGACGACTTCGAGGCAGATGTCTTCCGCGTCACCGCTCCCGAGGACGAGGCCGAAAACTACGAGGACGAGGTCCTTGGGATCGGCGTCGACTTCCCAAAGAGCGACGTGTACGTCGACTGGCGGAACGAAGTCTTCCCAGATCAGTTGGACGAGCCACACGTCAGCATCTACGGAAGTGTTAGCGACCTCGAGCAAGCGACAGGGAACACCGTCGAGCAGATGGACACGCTGAACGCGAAGGCAGCGAAGACCATGTTTGGCGCGTCCGGTCTGCAGGTGAACCCGATCGCCAAAGAGGGCCGCACACTCTCGACCCGCAACCGCGATAACCTGTTCGCGGCGATCGACGCATCGGCGGACGTCCTCGAGGACGCCGGCGTCGATCACGGATTACGCGCTTCACCGATCGCGAGGATACGTCCTTCGACCTCTCCGAGCACACCGCTCGAGACTGGCCGGATCCCGATGAGGACGAAGAGGAAGACAGCGCAGGGACGGACGGACCGCCTTTTGAATCCGCTGCCGGCGGCGAGACGCCGGACGACACAGACTCTACTGACATGACTAACGACGACAACCCGATGGCCGACGCTCCTGAATGGGCGAAGGCTCTCAACGACCGTATCGACGACCTCGTGAGCGAGGAGAAAGACGCCGGCGCCGGCGACGCCCCGATGGCTGATGCCCCCGAGTGGGCGAAGAACCTCGACGAACGCATCAACGAGATCGAGGAGAAGGCGCTCGACGACGACGGCGAAGACAAGACCCGAGTGGGCGAAGAGCCTCGAGGCGCGCATCGACGCGATCTCGAAGCAGACCGGTACCGACTCGCAGCAGATCGGGAAGGTCGAGAGCGAAGAGAGCGAGAAGGGCGGCGGCTTCACGCTGGACCCGCGGAAGGCTCGAGGTAACTAACGATGACGATTCACGCTACCCGAACGCAGAACGAGAAGGCAGTCGAAAAGCTCGACACGACCGACATGGCCGGTGGCGTCCTGCCGCGGGATCTCTTCGAGGACTGGTACCAGAAGGTCGTCGACTCGGCGACCATGCTCGAGGGGCCCGCACGGAGGACCTCCCGCGGCCGCAGATGGACCTGCCCGCATCAGCGTCGGCGAGCGCATGCGACGCGGCGCCGACGAAAACGAGGGTGACAGCGGCTCGGGAGAAGTCAACACCGACGCCGTCAGCCTCGACGTCGAGAAGGGGACGCTCGCGTACGACCCTCTCGAGAGTCCGTCGACGACACGCTCGACAACGTCGACGAGATCGTCCTGGACATGCTGGCCCGACAGTTCGCAGTCGACACGCAGGACCTCGGGATCAACGGTGACGAGTCCAGCGGGGACAACTTCCTCAACCAGAACGACGGCTGGCTGAAGATCCTCTCGAACTCCACCGACACCAGCACGTACGACCACACGGACGACAACGGCAACGCCCAGCCGGTCGACACGTCGCTGTTCGACCAGGCGATCCAGGCGATGCCGAACAAGTACCTGCGCTCGGATCGGTTCGAGCCCGTGGTCTACATGAACGAGAACAAGGTCCAGCAGTACCGGATGGCGCTGACCGAGCGTGAGGATCCGCTGGGCTCGGCCGTCATCTTCGGCGACGAGGACATTACGCCGTTCTCGTACGACGTCGTCGGCGTCGCTGCGTGGCCCGAGGACACGGCCGTCTTCACGCACCCGCAGAACTTCGTCTACGCCCTCTACGACGAGGTCGAGATTCGCGTCCTCACCGAGACGGACAAGGTCGCCGAGAACGACCTCTTCGCTCGCTACTTCATGCGGGTTCGCGACGACTTCGCGATCGAGGACGAAGAGGCAGCGGTCCACGTCTCGGGAATCGAGGTCTAAGGAGGGCCGTAGATGACAACTACCAACGAAAAAATCCGCCGGCGGTACGAGAACGGGGAGACGCTCAACGACGGCGCACCCGGCAACGTGGCGACCGACGCACCCGCCAACGCGGCGGACACGGTCGTCGCCGAAGACGCCGACGTGCAGGCCGTCACCGCCGACGGGACGAACACGGTCGACCTCTCGAACGCCGCAGCGGAAGGACGCCAGGTCACCGTCGTTCACAACGGCGGGGCCAACACGCCGACGCTGTCGTTCACCGACGCGGACTTCGTCGGAACCGGACCGGCTAACATGACCGCAGCGGGCGCAACGGCGACCGTCCGCAATATCGACGGGACGGCCAGCGGCTGGGTCGTCGTCGCCACCGGGAGTGCCTAACGATGCCTCGAGTACGCTACACCGCTGACGGTGGACGGTATCGCACCGGCGGCGTGACGTTCGAGCCCGGCGACGAGGGCGAGGTCTCCACGGGTCTGGCCGAGCACCTGGTCGAGGACGTCGGCAGCTTCGAGTACGTCGACGGCGCGGAGGATGCCGAAGAGCTTCCCACGCCAGATGATCTCACCGGCGACGAAGCAGAAGCCGAAGACGAGACCGAGGACGAAACGAAGGACTCGGTTGTCACCGCGCCCGGTGAGTTCACCATCGACGAGATCGAGGCCGAGCTCGAGACCGGCGAGTGGGACGACCACCTCGAGACGCTTCGTGAGAACGAAGAGGACGGCAAGGATCGCGCCGGCGTCTACGACGCGCTCGGCGTCCGCCGTGCCGAGATCGAGGGGTAACGCATGCCTGCTTGGTATGCAAGCGAAGTTCTCGCCGACTCCGAGAGCCTCACGGCCGGCGAGGCCGTCTCGTCGATCGTCTCGAAGTATCGATCGCCCGTGGTCTGTGTTGCCCTCGAGGATCTCGAAGGATCGGCCGATGACACGTTGACGATCAAATTCGAGGGCGCTGCTGGAACGTACGAGGCCGACCAGCGGACTCTCTCGGAGACCCAGTCCTACACCGTCGACGTCCTGCAGTGCGAGGCGGTCTCGATCACCTCGAGCAACGGCGTCACCTACTCGGCAGAAGTCCGGGCGAACCCGGAGTGATCTAAATGCCTACTGGCTACTGTACCGTCGACGACGTCCGTCGAGCGAAGCAGGAGGGCGAACTGACCGGCGAACTCGTGTCGAAGGACAACGAGATCGTCGTCGACGCGATCACGGCCCAGACCGAGTGGCTCGAGAAAGCCTCTCGCGCCACTGGTACGTCTCAACGCGGCCTGACGAGGATACCCACGAACTACTCCCGACCGGGCCGAAGACTCGAGACGACGAGGAGGACATCCCGACCGGCGGGGCCCACCTCGTTGGTGAACCGACGACGCCGAAAACGTGGCAAGGTTCGTACACTCGGATCGAACTGGACCGTCGCGACGCCGAGTCTATCACGGAGTTGCTCGTCCGGACGCCGGAAGGTTACGAGGACTGGGCCGGGAGCAGCGAGTACAGCGGCGGCACGTGGCCTGATGCACTCGGGGATGACTACTACCTCCGGATCAACAACGGGGGCGTCTCACAGCTATACCTCGACGTCGAGAACCTGCTCAACGAGGACGACGAGCCGCTGCTCGACTCGTACTCGAACGCCGTCTACGTCACCTTCGACTACGGTCACGAGGGGATCCCAGACACCGTCCGCAAGGCCGTCGCGATGCGAGCCTGTGCGAAGCTGTTGATCGACGACGAGGCCGCGCTGGGGATCCCTGACAACGGCCAGTTGGTCAACCCCGAGAGCAAGAAGCAGGCGATGGAATCGGCGGCCGAAGAACTCCTCGAGGTCTACCGCTGATGGAGCTCGCATCCGATTTCGAGGCCGACCTCCAGGAGGCGCTCCTGGATGACGTCGAGCAGCGAGCCCGCGACGTGATCGCGCCGGAGGTCCAGGCCCATGCCCACGATCTCCTCGAGGCGTACGGCCAGCGCCACGACTACGACGTCGGTACGATCATCGAGGCCGGCGAGACCCGAGTCGAGAGGCGTAAGGGTCGCGTGGTCGTCCGCTGGGGGTGGCCTGAGCCGGCGATCTTCTTCGAGCGAGGGACCGTCGACCACGTCGTCCAGGCGCGGAACGCAGACGTCCTCTCGTTCATCTGGGAGGACCCGCCGCAGTGGGTACGTGAGGAGTACGATCGCGAAGGCGAGGGGTGGCGCGTGTTCCTGCCCGAAACTGAACCGTCGGGGCTGCCCGAGTCCCGATTCATCCGCGACTCGCTGAACTACGTCCGTCGGAGGTTCGAATCATGACAACGGAAGTCAACTGGGTCCTCGAGCAGCTGGGCAGCGTCGTCGACGACGTCGCGAATAGCTACACGAACCGTAACGACAACCCGGTCGCGCTCAAGCGGGTCAACCGCGACGACAGTAGCGTCTACGAGGGTGGTGGCTCGCTGGACTTCAACGAGCCGATGCACAAGCGCAAGGAGGACCTCAAGAGCGGCGTCTTCGTCGGTGCGACGCTAGCCGATCGGGCGGAGGATCCCGCCGGGACGGAGTACAACCTCAAAATCGAGACGGTTGTTGGCCTGACCGTCGGGGATGACGTCCCAGGGCGGGCTTCACGGCCATGTCGATCCGGACGGCGAGAACGGCATCCCGTTCACGGAGCTCGTCCGCAAGATCCGTCGCACGCTACTCGCCTCTGACACGCGGGCATACCCCGATCCCGGTGTTCCGAACACGTCGTATCACGACCTGATCCCGACGTCCAACGACCCACAGTCCGCAGAGTACCGCGACTTCTACAGGTGGCAGGGCGACTTCGCCTTCCGAGGCTACGAGAGTTTACCATGACAGATTTCACAGGCAACATCGAAACGACAGCGGAATCGCTCGAGGCTCTCCAAGGGGACCTCGAAACACACCTCGAGGGCATTTTCGGCGTCGACATCGACGTAGAGGCGCCGACGCTCGCAAGCGGTGGTGATGGCCTCCCCACATCCTCGATGTCTGGGTCGCGTTCCCAGGCGCCAAAGAGCAAATTGAGGATCGGCTCGGCGTCGACCGTGTCGAACGGTGCGAGATGAAAGTCAAGCTGCATGTCGGTGATGGCGAATGACGGGCGCGGGATCGGCAACGGTCGCGTACACCGTCGAGGATAGTTATGGTTCCGGACCGGTCGCTGAACCGACGTGGTATCAGCCCGGCATGAACGTCACCGTAGGAGATCTGAGCGTCGAGCAAGCACTCGAGCGCGTCCGCCACCCGAACGACCCGACGCCGGCAGGCTCTCGCGAAGGCAACTGGGAGGGTGCTCTCTCAGTGTCGTTCGAACTGACGGACGACAACTTCCATGATCTCGTCTTCGCCGACGGCGGGACCGCACTGCCGAACTCGCCGATGCGAGCGCCGTCGTCGACGTGGTACCTCGCCGTCGATATGCCCGACGGGACGACCGAGTCCCGCACACCGACGGGGCGCGGTCGTCCAGGAGGCGACAGTCAACTACGAGCAGGGGAGCAACATCACGGTTGAACTGACGATCCTCTACGGGGACGAGCCGAACGACATCGCGGCACCCGGCACGATCCAGCAGCCGTCCGACGAGGACGTCTTCAGCTGGCACGGAGCGTCGTTCGAGGTCGACGGCCTCAACCAGCCCCTCATGCAGTCGGCGACGCTCTCGCTGTCGGGACTGGCGCGGTTCCGTCGTGGTCAGGATCGACACCCGTTCGACGCGGTCGTCGACGCAATCGAGCCGTCGTTCTCGACGGACTCGACGTTCACCGAGCGCGACCAACTCGCGCTGGCGGTCGACAACTCTCGAGAGGGGCCGGTCGGAAAGGTTCCGGCGACGTTCGCACTCGAGAACGGCCAGGAACGACCATCGACTACTCCCTCACCGACTGTCAGCCCGGCGGATCGTACTCTTGGTCCGACCTCGTCGCACCGGACGCGGACCTCTCCGAACCGATCGACTACCACGTTACCGACGTGTCTGCAACGACGACCACTGCCTAACCCATGCTCACAACTGAAACCTACACACTGGACGGCGCGATCGCGGAACTGGACGACCGGATGGACACGCTCGGGGAGGACCTCGAGGGCCTGGAGCAGGGGACAGACGACTATTCAGCCATCAAGGCCCGACGTAATCGCGTCAGCTACCTTGAGAACGGGGTGCGCTGGCAGCGCGACGAGGAAGGCTGGGGAGGCGACACCGAGATCGAACTCGGTTCGATGACCGCCGGAGAAGAGGCCATGATGCACCGCGAGGCACCCGACGACGCCGGCCGCAAGGAGATGCGGTTGTGGTTCGTCGCCGCCAGCACGGTCAGCGCTCCGTACGCCGATCCCGACGATGGACTTTCGGAGACGTTCTCCGCACTCTCCAGCGCTCATCCGGCGTTCGTCGAGTGGCTCGAGGCAAAGGCCAACGGGCTCGGTGTATCGACCGAGTCGGGAAACGGATCCTCGACGTCCTCGACAGAGACCACGACCGGGGCGTCGGAGACCTCGACGGGCGACCCCGACTCGACTACTACATCGTCGTCGGACTCGCCCACGGAATGAGCTATACGGACGTCATGGAGGTGCCGCTCGAATACCTGAAACTGCTTGACGCCTACGCGGCCACACGACCCAGACTATGAGTTTCGATACTGAAGCACAACTCTCGATCGAGATTCCCTCGAGTGAGTTGCGAAACGCTCGCCAGCAGATCGAGTCCGAGATCGGCACGACCGAGGTCGGGGTTACAGACGGTGGGTCGGCGTCGGCCCAGGCTGCAGGCGGCGGCCGTGGTGGTGGGCGTCAACGTCGGCGTGCACGCCGCGAGTACCGCTGGGCCCGCGAGCGGACCGACTACCTCGAAGAGGCAGTGGTCTACCTCGAGGACATCGAGGACAAGGTCGGGGGCGACGGCGGTGGGATGCTCGGTGAACTGCTCGGCGGCGGCGCGATCGGTGGCCTCCTCGGCGGAGCCGGCGGCGCTGCTGGTGGTATCGGTAGCGGGGTTGCTACAGGTATCGGGGCTGCGGTCGGCTCCGCTGTTGGATCGGCGATCGGTGGCTCGAGCGTCGAGGTTGAGAAACCAGACTGGACGCCGCTCGAGGTCGACGGCCCCGAAGAGCCGTACGACGTCGACCATCCAGAGGAACCCTACGAGTTAGATCACCCGGAGGATCCGTACGACATCGACCACCCGGACGAGCCGTATGCGGTGGAGGACCCGTCGCCACTCGGTGTCGAAGATCCGTCGCCGCTGGGCGTCGAGAACCCCGACCCGTTCGAGGTTGACGATCCGTCGCCGCTCGAGGTCGAAGAGGTCGATCCGCTCGAGGTTGAGGACGTCGACCCGATCGAGATCTCGGTGGAAGTGACCACGGGAACTGAAGAAGTGAAGCAGCCGCAGGTCGGTGAGGAGCCATATATTAAACAGCCCGATGACGGTGGAGATGGAAACATCTGGTCCTGGGCGGGCAAGACCGCTGATGGTGGGCGGACAAGAGTGGGCTGGAGTGGGCTGGCGAGACAGCCGAGGGTGCGCAAAAGTTCGCGAATGATATCAACCCGTGGTCTTCGGATAGCTCTGGTGGCGGTGGTGATGGCGGGGGAGGGAGCAGTTCGGGGACCCAAACGTCCCCTCGCCCATCATCGAGAACCACCACAACGACAGTCGAGACGTCCGTCGACCCGCGCCCAGCGGACATCGACGCCAGTGTGGGGCCGGTCGAAGTCAACGTCCGCGACTTGGACAAGATGGAGGATGATGTCGTGGATGCGGTTGAGGAACGTATCGAGGAGGTCCGGGACGACATCGAGGCACAGATCGAAGATCTCGAACGGGACATCCGGCGTGGGTGAGTGGGCGAAATTATATGTCTTACAAACAAGAAAGTCAACATATGAGAACACCAGATCCAACCGATCCGCGAGAGTTGGTTTGGCTGGCTCTATTCGCGTTCGTTACCATCGGCGCTGGCGCGTTCCTTTACGAAGCCCCGGCCGACGCCCTCGTCTATTCCCTCGGGATCTGGGGCGTCGTCCTCTATCTCGTCGGCCCGGAAGAGGTCCTCGACCGACTGGGGCTGCGTTCGTCTGAGGATCACGATCCGGCAGTCCAGTAGAGCAGCAAACCACCGCCGCCGCACGGTCACCGCGGTACTTTTCGATAACAATGACACTGAGGAGCACAGCGTATCTCGAGATCGACATCAACGGTGGCGACACTACCGGCGTCTTCGAGCTCCGGGAGGACCTCTCTGATACTGGTGATGTGACCAAGAACTACCTTCTTAGCAATCGCGGCCAGCGATTTAGGGGAAGCGTTCGACATCGGCACCGACCTCCTCCCGGATGACGTCGCCGACGCGGATCTCGAGAACCGCAAAGGATACCACGTCGACGGCGGCTCCGGGCACTACCAGGAGACCCTCTCGTTCGCCGCCAGTCCCGGCGACGAGTGGGGAGACGGGTCGACGGACGCCAACGATCCCGACGACGTCAACAAAACCGATGCGACCGGGTCGGAGCCGATCGCGATGAAACAGGTGTTCGAGTGGTTCGTCACCCAGAGCAAGAGCGACAGCTCCGGCGGCACCCGTCTCCACATCGGCGAGTGGAACGACGGCACGTATTCGGAGACTGGCGAGGCCGGCGCGTTCGGCCATCCGATGCCTATCGCGATCAACGAGAGCAGCATCACGTATGACCCTGACAAGCCGGCAGCGATCGAGGGCTCGATCACGCTGACCTGGACGTCGATGTTCCCTGACGTCGATCTTGAGGGCTCGTTCGAGAACGGACTCAACGATATCGCCGACTTCGTTCAGGACTATTAACCGATGAAGTACATCTACAACAGCCCGATCCCGGAGGCCGCACAGACCGACGAACGCGACCGGCTTGGTCAGAAACTCGCCGAGGCGGGGATCCTCCAAGAGGACGGCGCGGTCGTCGAGTCGCTTTCCTCGGAGGCGGCGGACCTCACACTCAGCGGGCAGTATCGCTGGGGCGAAGAAATCTCGACGATGCTCGCGACCGAACTCGACGAACTGTCGGCCTCAAGCCTGCCGACGCTACCGCTGTATCGGCGGAGTGGCGGCTACTCGAACGCTGGCTACTACGAAATCGCGAGCGCCGACGTTGAGCCGCTTCATGGGAACGACCGTAGCGTATGGCGGTACAGCCTCTCGCTGACCTTCGTCGGTAAGAAGGGGAGCTACTTCCGAGCCGTCGAAGCGACCCCTTGGAAACTCGACCACGAGCTCGGCAACTCGACATCGCCTATCGAAGTCGGTGTCCCGGCGGCCGCGACGAAGGTGCAGTGGCACAACCCCGAGGACGGGACGCGGTCGCCGGCGGTGCCGGTCGAAACTCGCCCGACCGCAGCAGCCGATGTCGACATCTACGACTTCGAGTCGGGCTACAACGCGGTCTACGACACCAACTACAACCTGGTGGAGGGCGGCACGGCAACCCTCCTCTACGCGGCCGACTATGCAGACGGACCCCGTGCGGAGTCCGCGTTTACGACACCCGCGGGTACGACGGGAAGTTCACGAGCGAGGGGATCAGACAGTGGCAGACCGTCCACTCGACAGAACACGGCATCGGGGACCCGGTAGTCATGTCGTCGAACGCCCTCATTCGCCTCCGTCTCGACGAGCCCAACGGCACGCTCGAGGCCGAGGAGTGGGACGACGCCAACACGACCTGGACGACGGTCGGCCTCGGGTCCTCGCAACCGCCGACGGTCTCGCTGTTCGATGTCGACCTCATGGACATCGCGATGGTCCGCGATCGCGCCCAACTGACCTTCGACGTCGGCGGTTCGCTGTTCGCGCTGAACGCGATTCTCAACCGCGGCTACGGCGCCGTCCAGTTCACGGTCCCTGAGAACGAGACGGGACCGATCCCGGACGATCTCGAGAACTGGCTGTCGCCGATCGCGAGCACGTCGATCGCGGATCCGAACGCCAGCAAGACGCTGGTCGCTCGCAAGGAGGTGCGTAAGTAATGGCCTGGGAACTCCTCGAGACGGTCTCCGACTCGAATACTGTCCGCGATGCTGAAATCAGTCCAGATGGAGAGTGGCTTGTTTTGGCACCGATGGTAACGAACTCGTCATCTACTCTACCGGGGACTGGGTTCACCAACACACCTACAGTATACGGGGAACGGCTTACGGAATATCGATCAGTTCCGATTCGAGCCAGATTGCCGTTGCCTCTGGCGCAATCACCTCTGGAGATTTCGAGGTCTATGAATTGGGAGGGGTGGACAGAGATCTACTCCGAGTCTACGAGCCTCGGCCGCTGGATGTTGACTTCAGCCCGAATGGGGATTGGGCTGCTTATGTCTACGGTAGCGGGACTGAAGTTCTGAATACGAGCGACTGGAGCAACGTCACAACCGTCACAACAGACAATAGCAGAGGCGTTGGATTTAGTTCAGATAGTGGTTGGCTCGCGGTCGGGACAAACAATGATGAAACGCTGGTCTTCTCTACATCTGACTGGGCGGAGATTAACGACTCGCCGCTCACTGACCCTACTGATGCCGTTAAAGCAACCACGTTTGACCCTGCCGACGAGTATCTGGCTTCTGGGTCAGAGTCCAGTTCTAACCATATTTACAACACGTCGGACTGGACAGAAAGCAGCGCCTCGCCGATCACCGACGCCTCGGGTCAAATCGAAGCCGTTGCTTTCGATGCAAACTCCCTCTGGTTCGCGTTTGCAAGCCGAGATCAAACAGGCCGTGTCTATTCGATTACCGACGGCTGGGCGTTTGAGACGACGCTTGATGACCCGACCGATTACGCGTGGGGTATCGACTTCCAAGATGAGTATCTTGCACTGGCTGCCGACACATCAGTCTATATTTACGACGTTCCCGAGCCGGACTTTACACCAACGAACGTCTCTGTCGACGCAACTCGAGACACTGAGATCGACCTCTCGTGGACCGTTACGGGCGGTGAAGATGAAGTCCGCGTCTACCGTGATTCCTCCCGGGCTCGATGTCTCCACTCTAAACCCGATCGCGACTCTCGCGACCGGAACGGAGTCGTACACCGATACGGGACTCGATAACGGGACGGACTACTACTACAAGATCGCCGCCTATTCGTCCGATACCGAAGACGTTTCGGACGAGGTTTCAGGCCAGACGACGCTCCCGGATGTTACTAACGTCTCGGCGTCAGGTGGTTCACGAACCGTTGATATATCGTGGACTGCAAATCACAACACCGGCCAAACACGCGTCGAGATCCGCGAAGCTGGCGGTACGTGGACTCATTTGACGACCGTCGATTACACGACGACCTCGGCATCAGTCGCCGGCCTCCTCGACGGCACCGACTACGAAGTTCTGGTCCGCGCTGAGACCACCGATGTCGATGGGAGTCGGGTCACGGACACGGCGACCACGACACTCCCACAGATCGGCACGTTCGAGATCGACGAGAGCGTCCGAGACGATCTCACTGCCGACTGGAGCGATCTCCTGAACACTGGCCAGTACCGACTCCGATGGAAGGATGCTGATGCCTCGAGCTTTGATGCGGCAGATGAAGCTGTGGTTGCTCACGACGCTGCCACGCTCGAGTATGCGATTTCCGGGTTGCTCGACGGCACTGACTATGACGTCAAACTCCGGACAGAAACGGACGATGTCGCCGGCGACTGGCACCGAGAGACAGCCACGACGCTCCTCCCTGCTATCGATGCGTTCTCTCTTGATTCAAGCGTCCAGGACGAGCTTATAGTCGGTGGCATCGACCCAGTAATTGATACCGGACAGTACCGGATTCGGTGGAAGCGGTCCGAGGACGGAACCTATGTCGCCGAGAACGAAACGACGCTCGCCCACGATGTGGATCCGCTTGAGTATACCATCTCGCCGGTCCTCGATGGCGAGAAGTACGATGTAGGGATCCAACCGGAGACTGACGATGCCACCGGCGACTGGCACACCGCCACGGAGATCACCAAACTCGTCTCGGCGGACGGGCTCGCGTTTTCGAACGTGACTGACCGCGGGCTTACGCTCTCGTGGACGGACAACTCCGGCTTCGACGGCAGTTATCAGGTCTGGCGGCGGCGAACCGACTACGAGTACGACGATCCGAAGGGGAGTTGATCGCGACGCTTGCCGACACGGCCACGGAGTTCGTCGAAGAGACGACGCTCCATCCCGGAGAGAGTACGCGTACACCGTCCGGGCGACGACCCAGTACGTCCACGCTGACAGTAGTGAGGCGACGGCTACCACCGACAGCATCGGCCTCGAGCAGCGAGCCGTCCCGCCGCGAGGCTGGTATGTCGAGGTGGATCACCCAAGCGGGACGGTTCTCCGACCGTCGGTCCTCGACGGTCCCGAACGTCGACCACGGGCGAACGACCAGCCGCGCGTCCGGATTCCGGTCCCAAAACCGATCGCTGGTTCTCCGAGGCCCTCGAGGACGAGACGACGATGCGCGTCTGGGTTGACGGCAATCGCCTTCCGATCGGTGTCTTCAAGCGCGCCGAGCGCCAGTCCGGCCAGGCCGTCCTGGTCGGCATCGGCGGCACCGAACTCGAGACGCGCGTCGAGCACGAGGTCGATCAGCAGGCGACCCACGAACTCGTCGAGGAGCTCGTCTCAGCCAACACCGACCTGACGCCGAACGTCGACGCGCCCGAGAGCACGCTCCAGGAGGGCGTCGAGATGCTCGCAGTTGACACGACGTCTGAGATCCTCGGTGCGATCGAGGAGATTGACGAGACGACACCGGCGACGGTCGAAAACGATTCAATCAAGCTCTACCAGACGGCCTGGACTACCGAAGCGGAGGACGCGACAGCCGATAGTAGCACGATCTTTGACCCCTCTACGCACGACCCAGACGGCGAGTTCTCCGGTGGTGATGGTCTGCGACTTAACGACAGTAGCCACGACGCCGAATACGAGTTTACGACTAACCACACCATCCCCGAGGGGACCTCGGTGTCGACTTTCGGCTCGACATCACCGCGGAGGATGTCCCGCAGTCGCGGTGGACGCTCGAGGACTCGAGTGGGACTGTCCTCACCCAGACGGACGAAAACGGGCTGGGAATCTCCGGCCTCCGATGGGATGATGTGTCGTTCTACGGCAACTGGAACCCGCCGGAGTTAGAGCCCGGCACCTATACCGTCCGGTTTGACTGTACGACCACCGCAGCCCCGTCCTACCTGTTGGATGTCGTCTGTCCGCGGGACACCCGCTTCGACGTCACGCTGGGCGACTCGATCCACGAGACCGGCGGCTACCTCGACGGGCCCGAGACCATGCCCGACGCCGTCGACGTCCTGTTCGACGCGATCGAGACGCCGTTCTCCATTGTCTCGGGGACTGCAGACCTGACGATCGACAACACTGGTGGCGAGCAGGCGATCGCCATGTCAAACGACTTCGGCGCAACGTGGCTCGAGGAGTCCAACACCAGTTCGGCGACCGTCGACTTCGCCGATCCCGGTGGGGCGCTCACGCTCCGGCTGACGCTCTCTCGGTACGGCCAGCGGGATACGGCGACGCCACGGACTGGCTATCAGGGCCAGACCGTCGACACCGTGACGCTGTCAGCGGACGTCGACGAGACGCCGCTGACGATCGACCAGACGTTCGACGACTCGCTGCTCTCGATCCTCCAGGAACTCGCCGATCGAGGCGACTTCCTGTTCGAGGTCCAGACCGACGGCGATACGCAGACCCTCGAGTGGACCCAGCCCGGCCAGCGCTCGAGCGAGCGGGATCTCGCGATTTCCGACCTCGAGCTCGCGAAAGAGAAGCGGATCTACCAGAGGGTCACGGTCAAGGGCTCGAACCGCGAGGTTAGCGGCGAGCGGTTCACTGCCAGCAACGACTTCGTATCGCTCGCTAACACCCGGCTTATCAACGGCTCCGAGACCGTCTACGATGATGACGGAACCCAGTTCGACCGCGGGACAGATTATCAGATCCAGTCCGGGACGGCACGATCCGGCAGCTCTCGGGGGGCAATCTCGTCGAGGGCGACACCTACCGCGTTGACTACGAGTTCGAGGTCCAGGGATCGTTCGCTGACGACGATGTCAGTGAGCCGCGCGAGCTCGTTGAGGATATCCCGGCGCTGACGAGCGTTCGAGCCTGCGAGCAGGCGGCGTTCGCCCTCTACCAGACGCTCTCGAGTCCGCGCTGGGAGGGGACGATCCAGCTGCCGCGTGACGAGGTCGGCTTCCAAGTCGTCGACGCGCTCTCGTTCGACGAGACTCCCGACCAGGCTCTGCCGCTCGAGATCCGCGACATTACGCAC